GTTAATAATCTGTCCAGAGGTTACGGCGTTATCCTGGCCTACCTTAGTCCTTAGTCCGGCGAGCATGACCGGCAGAAGGTTGTGCTGTTCCCAAGCTGTTAGCGGCTGGGTCTGTTCTTCGAAGCCAATCATTTTAGTACAAAGTTTTCGGCCGCTTCCTGCAGCAGCTCTACCCGTGCCTTTAGCTGCTCTATATGTTCTTCGCTGTATTCAAGGTCCCAGATCCGTACCCGCTCGTCTACTTCGATGTCATCAAATACGTGCATCTTTCTGAGCTGCTTGCAATAGACATCGTATTCCGGGTTCTCGTCCATCCCTTGGAACTTCCAACGCGCTGCACTTTCTAAGCCTATTAACGTGTCTTCTGGGGTATTGATAAGGGTATAGACTAACCGAGCGTGCTTTAGTCCCGTAAGCCACATATAGACCATTAACTGCCAGCCGTAGTCTGTAAGCATACCGCTTTTAGTATGTACGCCCTCGGCTTTCCAGAATGTATCGAACGTCCAAGCCGTTTTAATGTCTAATACCTCTTCGTCTGTTAGAAGGTCAGGCGTACCCGTGGCCCATTTGTTGGTTAGATTCTTGTCGTTCTTTTTGTACAGTATTTGGTTCTCTTCGACCAACTGAAGAAGGCTTATGCTTTGTTCCTCGCAGCGTATGCCTTTGTCCATCTGGTCCGTACGTACCGGCATACGGCGGCCGTACTTCTCAGATATATACCATTCCCTTAAATAGGTCTGAGCGCCTACGGGTAACTCGTTCTTTTTCGGGCTGCCCATAATCTTGCCCGCCTCGCTTGCTCTTATTTTAAATGCTTTCATGCTCCGCGCTTTTTGGTGAATGCTTCGTTAATGATTGGGTTAGAAAGTTCCTGCGGGGTAATAGAGGCCTTTACAATGTCCCAAGGGTTAGCGGCGATCCATTGCGCTGTCCTCTTTGCCTCTTCTTCTCTATTAACCTCGTCCTGGCTGAGTACTTCCCCTTCTACTATTTCCATCTCTTTGTATTCCTCAGGATTGTAGATGTCAGCCGCTATACCTAAATCGGCCGCGCACTTCTTTAAGGCATCCGTAGCCGCACCTTTCAAATCATTGCCCAGGTCTAACGGCGTATCGGTTCCTTTACGAAACTTAAGGTCTTGCCGGCCGTATTGCATTTTAACTATGCTTTTCTCGTTACTGCGGACCGTTAGCCGTCCCTTAACAATTACTTGCCGAGCTTCAAGGTTTACGATTTCATCAACTATCTCAAAATCCCAATCCCACCCAAAGGCAAGGTTTAGAACCTTCTTTACATAGCCTCCACTTACGTAGGTCCATTGGCCGCCGCCTTTCGCTGGACGTTTGCGCGTGTACCTGGGCGGGGTTCGTTTAAGAAAGAAATTGATTTGCTCCAGGTCCAAGGCTAAAGAATCTTTAACCTTTATTACCTCTTCCTTTCGGATTTGCGGGACTGCTTTTTTACTGTCCATTGGTTAGAGTTTGGTGAGCTGCAAATATAAACGGCTTTTCTAACTTTTCGCAAAAAGGGGTAAAAAGTGTTAAAACGCGGACGAAATGTTAAAATTTAACCCCTATCTAAAAACTTGTTTATATTCGCCCTAACCAAATACATTAAACCATGATTAAACAAATGCTTAGAACCTGGCATATCCAGGGCTTACCGGCGGACGCTGAAGTATCGTCCGTGGAAGTAGAGTACAAACTGGACGTAATACCAGTAGATAGTAGGCACTCGCCCGGAGTTACCATAATGATAACCGGCACGGCTACTATTTATATGGAACACTTCCGGGAGGTAGTCAATGAAACGCACTACGCAGGGCGCGACATTGTAAACGAGATTTACAAAGAGTCTAAGGAAGTAGTAGACCTTTACGGCTTCGGCTTAGAGGATCAAGGCGAATTTCTTTACCGCGCTGAGTACGAAGCTATCTTAGAAATAGAGGACCTCAGCGAAGAGGACTGCAAGGCTAACCTATACTTTTCTGCCAGATGATACAGAGAAGCGTATTTTCAAAGATGAGCGAAGAGAACCGCGCAAAGATTGAAGCGTATAAACACGCGGACATTATACTGCCCGAACTTCGTAATAAGGTTAGGCCGCACGAGCTTACCCTACTAACGGCTCTTACGGTTTGGTATATCCTTATGCCCGGCCAGAGCTTTAACCTAATAACCTTTAACGACTTTTTCAGCAATGAATAAAAGAACTTTTTTAATCCTTGGAGCCTTTACCGTAACCTTTGGGCTGCTCGGTTTGATCTATTGGGTCCTAACGGACGAGGATAGCCTATACGTAGCGCAGTTTTTTATGGACCTTCTTTGGTTCACTGTAGAAACGGCTATACTTCTAACCTTCGTGGCCTACGTGCTTATACAATTTCTCTACTATGTCGGATACTATAAAGACCTGGAAGAATGATAAGCGCGATAAGACACGATTTACGCACGGAGATTAGCCACGGGCTGAGCGAGCGCACGAACAAAGAGCTGGACCACTTAATAGAGCAGATTAACGCCGCCGGGTTCCAGGAATGGGAACGCCTGGCCCTGGTCCAGCATATCGAATGGGTGAAACTGTTAAAAGAGCAGGACCAATGAAATACGCAGACTTTATTAAGTCCAAAAAACATAGCTCTATTGACTACGGTATAAAACCCTCGTTTATGGCCGCGGCTATGTTTGACTATCAAAAATATGTAGCTGAGTACGCTATAAAAAAAGGCCGGTGCGCTGTCTTTTTAGATACTGGATTGGGCAAGACTGTAATAGAATTAACCGTAGCTGAAAACTACGCAAGGGCCACTAATAAGCCCGTGTTAATCTTAACCCCTTTAGCCGTGGCCTTTCAGTTTATTGAAGAGGCTAAAAAGTTCGGTACGTCAGAAGTACAATACAGCAAAGACGGGAAGTTCACCAGCGATGTAGTAGTATGTAATTACGAACGGTTGGACAAGTTTAACCCGGATGACTTTGATTGTGTTATACTGGACGAAAGTTCAATACTTAAGAACTTTGACGGATCAACAAAGGCAACAGTTACCGCTTTTATGAAGCGGGTAAAATACCGCTTTCTATTCACGGCCACACCTTCCCCGAATGATTTTATAGAGCTTGGGACCAGCTCCGAGGCTTTAGGGTATATGGGGTATATGGATATGCTCGGTAAGTTCTTTTCTAACAATGAGAACAATATAAAGGCCATGGACCGTATAGGAAACAAGTTTTATTTAAAGCCACACGCTAAAGATGACTTTTTCCGCTGGGTTAGTTCCTGGTCTGTAAGTATGCGCAAGCCCTCGGACCTTGGCTTTTCGGATGATCGCCACAAATTACCGGCGCTTAATGTCATACCGCACAAAGTCCACAATAAAGACCAATGGATTGTAGACGGTCAGGTAATGATGTTTGCGATGATCGCGCAAAGATTAACAGAGGTTAGGCAGGAACAGAAAATGACCATAAATGAAAGATGCGCCAAGGCCGTAGAACTGGCCCAGGGTAAAACCTCGGTCTATTGGTGCAACTTTAATAATGAAGGCGAGCTAATAGGACAGTTAGACAAAGACGCCAAAGAGATTAAAGGCGGAATGTCTATAGACCAAAAAGAGGATATACTACTGGCCTTTGCAAAGGGCGATATAAAGCGCCTAATTACTAAGCCTAAAATGACCGCTTTCGGTCTTAATTGGCAGCATTGCAGCCATACCGTTTACTTTCCTACTTTCTCCTATGAGCAGTATTACCAAGCTATAAGAAGGTTTTACCGCTTTGGACAGACTAAAGACGTAACCGTGGACCTGGTTTACTCAGAAGGGCAAAAGAGAGTTATAGACAGCCTTAGAGAGAAAACAAAGAAAGCCGATGAGCTATTTGACAAGCTGAATAAAAGTATAAATTCAGACTTTCAGCTAAGTAGCCGAGAATTTAACCAAACAGTACAAACACCTAAATGGATCTAACATGACCAAAGACCAAGTAGTAACAGACAGATACGCGATCTATAACAGCGATTGCATGCACGTCTTACCATCTTTAAAAGAGGCAAGCGTAGACCTTAGCATTTATTCGCCGCCTTTTGCCGGGCTGTATAATTACTCAAGCTCAGAAAATGACTTTTCTAACTGTGAAAGCCGCGAACAGTTTTTACAGCAGTACGAGTATTTGATAGATGAGATAAGCCGAGTAACTAAGCCAGGGCGAATAACGGCGGTACATTGCACGGATGTAATGAACTCAAAGACTGAAAACCTTTGGGACTTCCCGCACGAAATTATCAGGATGCACGAAGAACGCGGCTTTAATTACAAGAATCGAATAACGATCTGGAAAGAGCCTCTAAAAGTGCGTATGCGTACAATGGTCCGTAGCCTAATGCACAAAAATATAGTAGAGGATAGTACGAGCTGTTTTACCGCTATGCCGGATTACTTGTTAATCTTTAAGCGTAAAGGGGAAACAGAAGTACCCGTAACGCATCCAGTCGGCTTAGACTATTACGCCGGTGCTACGCCTTTGCTTCCAGCCATGGAAGAGACTTACGGAAGCTGGGACGCTATTTGTAAAAAGTACGAAGGGTGTACAGATCCTAAGACTAACAAACGGTCTCACCTTATTTGGCAGCGGTACGCCTCGTCTGTATGGGACGATATACGAATAGATAACGTACTACCTTTTAGAGACAGTAAAGAGGAGGACGATGAAAAGCACGTACACCCGTTGCAACTGGATGTTATAGACCGATGCGTTGAACTATGGTCTAACCCGGGCGAAGTAGTGCTAACGCCTTTTATGGGCGTGGGGTCCGAGGTTTACAGCCCGGTAAGTATGGGCAGAAAGGCCATAGGCATAGAGCTTAAGGACAGCTATTTTAAACAAGCCAAACAGAACTTAAAAGCGGCTGAACAAAGGTTTGCAGAAAACCAGCTTAGCCTTATTTGACCCTTTGACCTTAGTATCTTTGTAGCGAGGAACTGGCGAACCTCAACGGCAAGTTATGATTCAGAACACTCAGAAAATCCCCTCTAAGGAACTCAACTACCTCGGCACACTTGCCTGCCCTGGTAGTTACCGCAAGCCAAGCGGCCTTAGCAGGGGTTATTTTATTTATGGCGAGGTATAAAAGGTCCTTCGTTCTTTATGCGGACCTACTCAGTAGCGTAGATCATTTGACAGACGAAGAGCTGGGTAAGCTCTTTAAGCATATCCTACAGTACGTTAATGACCAGGACCCGGTATTAGAGGACCGGTTATTACTTACGGCTTGGAAGCCTATACAGCGATTCCTTAAAGAGGACCTAAAAAAGTGGGAGGACAAGCGGCAAGTAAGAGCCGAGGCAGGAAGAAAAGGGGGGCTACAAAAGCAAGCAAACTTAGCAAAAAGTAGCAAAAGCAAGCAAAAGTTAGCAAACGTAGCTGTAAGTGATAGTGTAAGTGTTAGTGATAGTGTTAGTGTAATAAATAATAGTAACTCTAACGAGTTACCTCAGCCGGATGCCTTCGATAGCTATATAAAGACATGGACCCAGGCTACCGGACGAACCATAAAGAGCAAGCGCAGCGAAGTAGCAAAGACCGCTATAAAGCACTTTAACGCCCGGATAAGGGAGGGTTACACCTTGGAAGAGATAACCAGCGCGATAAATAACGCTGCATCAGATCCGCACCATTCAGAGAGCGGCTATAAATGGCTTACTTTAGATTTCATCCTGAGACCTCAGCAGCTGGAACGCTGGAGGGAGGACGATAGAGAGCAACGAAAAGAGGCGGACATGATAAGCCAAGTAGCAGCCATAGCTGAACGGATAGAGAGAGAAAGACAAGCGCAGCCATGATAGACGAATACAAAGCGTACTTAAACGGCTTAGACCGTAGGCAGCTAATAACTGAAGAAAGTAACTTACGGTCCTTAGTTAGCCTTCCCATAAAGTGGGACGCCAAGCAATTAGCAGCGGCAAAACTGAAGACCTTAAAAGACCTAAACAACAAAGAGAGATGAAAACACCAATAGAAGAAGCGATTGAAAAAGTACAATCGTTAAGACAAATTGATGCAGTTATCAATCCAATAGGAGTCATTGAATCTATTTTGAGTAATATGCTTGAGAAAGAGAAAGCTCTTCTAATCAAAACACACGGCAATAAAAAAGTGTACGATAGTGAAATAGACCCTACAATAGTAACGGGTGAAGAATGGTACGACAAAACCTTTAACACCAAAGAGAGATGAACGAACGAATACAAGGCAAAAGCGTAAGCGAGCTTACCGAGTTCTTTAGCGCAGTATGCAGAAAGAACGACATTACCCTGCCTAACCTGGATATAGTAGCCGAGATCATTGTAGACCTTAAGCAGTTCCATGGCTCGGTTAGTTACCAGGACCTACAGTATGCTTTTAGAAACTGGTCTAACGGAATGTTCAAGCAGCTCCGCAGACCCCGGAACCTAAACGCCCACTTTATAGGCGAGGTATTAAGAGAGTTTCAGGAGTTTAAAGGATCGGGCGCCAAACTTGAGAAGGACAAACCGAAGGCAGTAAAGAAAGAATTTACAAGGGAAGAGAAGCACAGCGAGGCAGTACAAGCCTTAGCTAATGGGTTAAACGTATTCCGTAGCTCCATACAAGGGAATAAGCAAAGCAGCATAATAGCGCGTAAACTCTGGTCCGCCTGGGTAACGGCTCGGGACTACGGTATAAGCCTACCGACCGAACCTACCGACTACTGGGTACAAAAGGTCAGCGCTAAGGACATGGCCAATATGAACCCAGGGGCTTGGGAAGAAGTAATAAAGGCACGGAATACAAGGGGCGAGGTAAAAGAGGACCCGGAGGTAATAAATAAGGCGGCTATTATGTGCGCCTACTATGACCAAATAGGCAACCTTCCTACCCTGAGCTTATACGACCGCCGAAATTAGTAGCTTAGTTCTGTGAACTTTAGGGAACATAGACGCCTTCAAATGTACCTAACAGCTTGCAGAGCTTGGCGGGCCTTTAAAATGACCCCTAAAGAATTTCTAACCTATCCGATATCTCATATAATGCTATACGAGGACTTCCGGCAAGAAGTACATACGGCACTATTTAAGGGACCGGGCAAAACGGACGATAGATTAGCGGACCTGGACCAGCACGATTTAAGCGTAAACCAAATACGGAGGCTTGAGATTATAGCCCAGCTGTTTGAGGGCGGGTACTATCTGAAGGGCTGTAAACGTCTTAGAGTGATATGAAATACCAACTAATCACACCCTATTGGGAAGCACCAGAGCCAAGAAGAAACGAAGAGCTGAGGTACTGCGAACGCCTAAACCGGGAGCGGTTCGATACGGTCCTAATGCCTAAGGGCCGACCAACGTATAAAGACCTCTTTACCCTTTGCTCTGAGGATGCTATTAACATAGTGGCCAATTCAGATATATACTTCGATGACAGTATAAAGCTCTGCGACAAGATGCAGCCTAACGACTGCTACGCACTAACGAGATACGAAAGGGGCAAACTATGGGGGCGGCCTTGGTGGTCTCAGGATGTTTGGATATTTAAGGGGTCTGTAAAAGACCGACTACTAAAGCAGCCAATAGACTTCCGCCTGGGCGTTGCTGGATGTGATAACCGGATAGCTTACGAGATATGGGAAGCCGGGTACGCGATAACTAACCCCTGCCTATCTATAAAGACCTACCATAAACACGAAAGTAAATTCAGAACGTACGACCGAGAAAAGGAAAAGATACCCGGACCGTACAAACTTTTAAGACCAATACAGCTATGAGAGTACTACACGTAGGGCTGGGAGGCCCCGAAATAGACAAAGCCCTGAGAGGGTTAGGACATGATGTACACCGGATAAACTGGAGAGAGATACCGAGCGCCCAACTGATCTACCTTACTAAGATGGTCCTAAAGGAAGCCCAGAGCTTTCTACCCGATGTTGTCTTCATGCAGATACAAACTCCCGGTATAGTAGAAGCCCGGTTAGTAGAGAGCCTTAGAGAAATGGGCTGCGTAGTCATCAACTGGACCGGGGATGTAAGAGAAAATATAGACTGGTATTTAGAGCTGGGGGACGCCTTTAACGTAACACTGTTTACCAATGGCACCGACATAGACAAGTTCAAAGAGAAGGGACTACCAGCGGACTACTTGCAAATAGGGTACGATCCTGATGTATACTACTTGGACGGAAGGGAGCGAAGGACCGAGGGCGTAGTATTCTTAGGCAACAATTACAGAAACAGATTCCCAGAGAGTGCAAGGCGCGAAGAGGTAGTAACACAATACCGAGAGAAGGGCCTAAGAGTATTCGGCGGTAACTGGCCAAAGAACAAGAACGGAAGGACCACACCTAAGACCGAGCGCATTATTTACAATACAAACCGCTGGGCCTTGAACCTTGACCACTTCGACCGGCCGTTATTTTATTCGGATAGGGTAATAAGGGCGCAGGCTTGCGGGGCGATCATTTGCCAGATGGGAGAAACGGACATAACAGCCGAACACCCTTTGAGCTTCATAGGCTACCCAGGCCATTGGACCGAAGAGATGCCGAACCCCAAACAAGTAGCAGACTATACGTATGAGTATCATAGATGGGCGGCGCGTATACCCCGGATTTTAGAGATAGTGGAAGACTACGCCTAACTTTGTAGGATTAAAAGTTAATTTCTATTAAAGTTGGATAAGAGGGCAAACAATGGAGGCCATAGCACCAAAGCCAAGGGCATAGACGGCCGTAAGAAGCCGGATGCTCAGAAGCTATTAGAGCGCGTGGGCTTGTTTGATGACGAGGCGCTGGACCAATTAGGTAAGGCGGTAAAGAAGGGCGAGAAGTGGGCTATAGAGCTATGGGCTAAGTATAGGCTGGGGCTACCTACTCAGAAGATAGAGGCGAACATAGACAGCGTAGAAAAGATAGTACCGCCGTGGATGCTGGATAATGAAGGTAAATCCTAACCTCAAGTTTTTACGCGACAACTACCTAACCAAGCGTATACTGGTCTTACAAGGGGGTACGCGATCGGGTAAGACTTTTAGCGCTATACAGTTTCTTATAGAGCTTTGCTACAAGTACCCTAACGCGGGAATGGTCATAACCATAGCCAGGGCAACCTATCCAGCTATACGTGGGTCCGTGCTTCGGGACTTCATAGACATACTAAACAGCTTTGACGCCTACCGGGTAGAGAACCACAACAAGACCGAGAGTACCTACCTACTGGAAGGCAACTTAATAGAGTTTATTTCATTAGACCAGCCGCAAAAGGTCCGAGGGCGTAAAAGGGACTTGCTGTTTATTAACGAGTGCAACGAGATAACCCTGGAAGGCTGGAACCAAATGCTATTTAGGACCACGGCCTGCGCGGTTATCGACTTTAACCCGTCCGATCCGATGCACTGGATTTATGACGAGGTACAAACGCGGAAAGACTGCGAAACCCTAATAACTACCTACAAGGATAATCCGCACTTGTCCGATGTGGTCAGGGCCGAAATAGAACGCTTTAAGGACGTAGACCCCGACTACTGGAAGGTATACGGCGAGGGCAAAAGGTCAGCAGGAAGAAAGGGACAGATATACACTACCTGGCAGAAGGTCCAAGAAATAGACTGGGCAGAGTGCAGTTCCATTACCTACGGCGTTGACTTTGGGTTCACCAATGACCCGACTTGTGTAGTAAAGCTGGGCCGTAAGAACGACCGCCGATACGTGGAAGAGATAGTATACGAGAAGGGCCTAACCTTGGACCTCTTAGCCGACCGGATGAGAAAGGCGGGAATAGACGGGGGGGACACCCTTATATGCGATAGCGCCGAGCCGCGAAGTATTACCGAGCTTAAGCGCTACGGCTTTAAAGCAATCGGCGTAAAGAAGTCTAAAGACTACAAGCGCCATGCGATTTTAGACCTTAAGAGGTTAAGTATCTTTGTAACTGCGAATAGTAGAAACATCTGGGAAGAGGTTACTTGGTACGCTTGGGAAATGGACAAAGACGGTAAGCCCCGTAGTCCAGAGCGGCCGATAGATGCCTTCGACCATTCGATGGATGCGATACTATACGCGAACAGCGTTAAACCCAGGGAAGTATATATATGACCTTTTTACAACGGCTACAGAAGGCTATTGGATTCGCACCAGCGCGAACCCTTCAACAAATTGAAGAGGCCGAAAGAATCACTAACAAGTATTT